AGCTACAGGGCCAAGTATCTGGATAGTGTATTCAGGCAGTAGGTGTGCGAGTGCTATGAGGTTCTTTGCGGCCTGTACGTTGGGGCCGTACTGTGAGCCGATAAAGATGAGGTTTAGCTGCTCACCTGTTGTTATCACATCTGATAACTCACAGCCGTTAGGTATGAGCGTGCTTGGCGTGGTGAAGGGGAAGGCTTTACGCATATTGGCTAGGTCTTGCTCACTGCAGTAAATCAGGTGTTCAGCGCCTTGTGTGGCTCTACGCTCTAGGTCAGCGACTAGAGGGAACTCTAGCGCTCCCATGCCTAGCTGTATCCCTGTGTTGACTGTCTCACAGTTGTGGCTGTCTAGTATGTATGGCCGTTCACCGATGAGGTCAACTAGCCACGGGTGTTCGAGAATGATTAGATCAGGGTCGAATGCTTCTATGGCGCTGGTGAAGTGTTTGAGGTTGCTCTTGGTGAGCATAGGCATAGGGTCGAATGTCTTTATGCCTGATGCCATGAGCTTGCGTGCTTGCGCTACTGCTTCAGGGTCGGCTGGTATGACGCGCAGGTTCACTTGCCCTATACGTTGCTGAGACTCTTGGCCGTTCCAGTCCAGGCTAAAAACTGTGACTTCACCGATGCGGCTGAGTAGATTCCAGCAGCGTTCTGTACCGCCTGATTGTGCAGGGTAGATAGGCCACGGGGTGAGCGCTAAGACTTTCATTTTGTTACCCCGTCAAGCCATTCATCAATATAAGAAGCGATTAGTGCGCCAAACTCTTCACAGTTGTCATTCTTGGTGCAGGAAGATAAGTCTTGTACGCGGTCAATAATGTTTGCCCTGATCCGTTCACGCTCTTCACGCCTAGCATCAGCAACAATGCCTTCATAAGCCTTGAACTGTTCCCACTCACTCATCTATGTCTGCACCTTCTGCCCACACACTACAGAACTCCCATGCTTGCTGAAGTGATACTGCCATTCCGGTTAAAGCTATATGACCGTTAGCTGCCACTGTAAAGCGGTAGCCTTCATCAGTTTCATCAATGGTAATGATGGCGTTCAATCTTTTCCCCAGCCTGTGCCGTTGAATGTGACTGAGGCTACACCAGGTTTACGCACTAGAGGAATGAGACAGTAGGTACATTCAATAACGACATCTTCGGCCATGCCGTGAGTGATTAGTTCGCGGTATCCACAGGCGCAGCGGTAGTCATAGGTTGGCATTCTCTAGCGCCTTTCTAGCTATCTCTAACTGTCGGTCAGTGAATGTGTATTTCTTAGGCTGGTACTCTACAGGGTTGTATTCAGCGTCATACATTGCAATGCTAAACAAATCTAGTCTTGCACCCTGACCAATGGCGTTGCATACGCGCAGAATGTCTGCCTTGCTGAATAGCATTGTGCCGACTGTCTGGCGTTTGTTGATCTTCTCAACCTTTGACTGCACATATCCATGACGCGCCCACATATAAATGTTGCGGCGGTTTCTGCCTGTGATAGCTACGGCTTCACGCGCTGTAATCCATTCCATTTCATCCCTTTCTTATTTACAGTTTATACACAGTGCCAGTGAAATCTGTACCCTTTTCCAGCAGGAATGTGACCAGTCCAGGAACGCTATCTTCACCGCTACGTTTCTTGTACCATCCTGAGCCGTTGTCTAGCGTGCTGGCCATGATGACGAAGCGTGAACCGCCTGATTGTGTTGATCCCATCTCAGTAACGCGCAGGTGATGGAAGTGGCCGTGGCATAGTATAGTGGCCTCAGATACGGGCTGGCGGCCGAAGGCTTGCTTCTTCCACCATTCGCCTATTCCCTCTGGGCGCTGCACCTGATGCCCATGAACCAAACCTAGAATGTGGAAGCCGTCACCGAACACATCTAGTGCGAGTGACTCATCATGTGGCTGTGGCTCTATAAAGCGAATAGGAAGCTCAGTCTCCTGTGCTAGTCGCGCTAACTGGCGGCCAATGTAAATACCCCAGTCATCAGTTGCCTTGCCCACTACCTGACCGCCTACACGCCACTGACAGTGATTAGAGCCTATAGAGGCATAGGTTACATCAGGTACGAGCTTCACGATGAGCTTGAGTGTCTGCCAAGCAAACGTGGTGGCAAGGTCAACCTGTTCCATGATGCTCAGGTCGTTTGACTGCAGCTGCTGCATATTAGCGGCGTTGCTGAAGTTCTCTACAGTATCTCCCATGTCAGCAAATATGACACGGCTAGGCTTTTCACGCTTGAGCTGATCAACTATGCGCTGCTGCATCAGTGTCACGCGCTCTATCAGGGCCTGTGAGTCACCACGATAATCCACCTTGCCTACCTGCAAATCTGACCACAGAATCACTAGAGCCTTGTCAGTAGTCTGCTTCAGTGGTGTGAGCTTCACCTTTTTATTGGCCTCAGCCAACAATAGTGGTAGGTCAATGCCTGCAGTTTTGCGCTTAAAGTTGAACCTGTAAGACGTTAGCCAAACAAGTTCACCATCTTTCTGTTGCTGCCAACGGCTAGTGCGAACAGGTGGAATGACATCAATGGTGTCAGGGTCAAGCCCTGCATCAAGAAGGAACTCATCAAAGTTCTCAGGCTCAGAATCATAGCCAGGAGTAACCGCTGAACCTTCACTGCCGTCAAATTCAATACCAGGCTTATATTTAGACTTTGATTGAATCTTTGGTGCAGGGGTTAAGTTTTCTAGCATCAGCTCAGAATATCACTACAAGAACACATTGAATCCCTGTGTTGTGCAATCTGGCGATGATCTATCTTTAACCCTTTAGAACCTAAAGCTTTAGCTAAACGGTGTGGAGTCCAAGTATCAACGTCAGCAAGGTACGAATCTAATAGTTTTGCGTCACTGTCAGACAGTCCTTCTTTGAGTGTGCGAACTTTACAAGTCCGAATCATTTTTACAGGCTCTAAACCTTCAAGCATTATTTTCCCCTTACTAAAGTTACGAGTAGTGCCAGCGAAAAGAACGCTGCAACAATAAATCCTAGAGTGGCCGTTACCGGCTCAGCCTGCAGTGAAAGCAGGATAAGCACGACAACGGTTAGCAGCACAAACCAGTTGGCTACAGTTTTAGACATTAGAACGGCAGCTCCGCATCAAAGTCAACAACGGCCTTCTCATAGCCACGGTTAACAGTGCCTGCCTGTGGAGTCTGCACAGCAGTAGAAATGACAGGCTTAATGTTTACAGCCTTCAGCACGAGGGTAGAACCCTTCTTGCCATCCTTCTCCCACTTCTCAGACACGCTAACGCCAGAAACTTCTACACGATCACCAACGCTGAACTGTGTGAAGTCAATGTCTGCAGGCTTACCTGAAGCTTCATCCCAACCAGCCTTGATAGTCCAGTAAGTTGTGCCAATGGTTTCATATCCTGTAGGTGTTTTCTTGCGGTGAGGCTCTCCAACCTTCATAGCCCAGTTAGGGTGCTGAGGGTTTGCCTGAGTCCAATCGTTGACAAAGCCAACCATTTTCTCAATGTTTGCCATTTCTTATTTCTCCTTATTATCTACAAGCGCGACACGCTTGATCTCTTCCATTGCCACTTCAGGAGACATAACCCCTGAAACGTTTGCATAGACAATGGTAAGTATTTGGTTCAGTAGGTGCAGTTGACCTACTAGGTTGTCTGCTTCTTCAGATGTCATGGTTTCCCTTTCATGGCTGCAACAGCAATCTGCAACTGTCTTTCAGTAAACTCTATACCACGGCTAGAAGGTTTGACATACTTTTGCTCATACTTTTTGACATATTTTTTAGCCTTTACTGGCTGTAACGTAAACCGTTCTTTCTCTACACGATTACGATAACGCGAAGATATTTTACGGTTAAAGAAAACGTCAGCAGCCATCAAGTTTTCTATCCTGCTCATATGTTGTTAGTCATCTCCCAGGGAAGTTCACCATCAAAACCGCGACGCAGAAACGACGGCCATTCACGTTGGTCTCTATCGCCACGCCATTTACCAAACTTGAAAATGTCTCCATCATTCAACTGTTGCTGCAAACCATAACCAAACTCAGGCCATCCAAGAAGTGCAGATGAGCCTCTAGGTCTCATGTCACGCTCCCCACCAATACCCTTAGCATGACCGGCATGAGCTTCCATCAAAAGAACAACGCCACGTTCGCGCAAACTATCCAACGCAACAATCAGAGGTGCAGCATCGTCATCAGTGCTAATCTCTTTAGGCACAAGCTTATATAGTGGCCCAATGTAGAGAACGTCAGGCTTGTGTGCATCAATCATTTTATGCACTTCATTAACGTCAGACTGTTTAGTGAAATCTAGTCGAGTTCCTGCAGCTACAAGAACATTCTCACGGGGATTACCCTTACCAAGTCTCTGACCTAGATTAGTAACATATTTAGCTGACCTAGCCCACTGCTGTTCAGTGTTCTCTGCATCAACGACTGCAACCCGTAACGGATCAATCTGTCTGTTCTTATCAAAAGGGTGCATCCCTGACGCCATCATAATCGCCATTTGACGCAACAGATAAGACTTACCAGAGCCTTCACCGCCAGTAACAATAAGCCGGTCTTTACGCTCTAACAGGTTAGGCACAAGCCAGTCATAAGTGACATTAAGTTTCAGTAACTCGTCAAGCTTCTTAGGTGCAAGTTTAGAACCTACCTCTACAGCTTTAGCTTCAGCTGCACGCCTCTTAGCTTCTTCAACAACCATGAGGCGGCGTAACTGATCCTCTACTGCTGATTCAAACTCGCCATCAACAATGACTGGTGGTGCGACATCAACAAAGTCTGCAATACCGAAACCGGCAACAACATGATCTGTGGCATCTTTACCAACTTTAGGGTGACAGATATAAACATTCATACCCCACGACTTAAACAGCTCGTACAAGCCGTATGCACGTTCTAGACCTGGCTTATCCCTATCGGCAACAATCATCACACTGTTAGCTGTTTTCAGTGGCGAATAGTCACATTTAGCCCACGCACTCGCACCCATAGGGGCAGAGACAGAAATTAAACCGATACTGGCAAGAACTTCTGCATCTTTTTCACCTTCAGGAATCCACACAGTGAGACCAGTGAAATCTTCTACACCATCAGGTATGTAAAGAGTTACAAGGTCTTTCTCAACAATTGACTGTCGAAACTGTTTAGCCGGTGTACGATGAACCGTTCTAACAACTTTCCCTGCCGACTTATATTCATAGTCAATACCGCGTGGATCATCAAACAAATCCTCTATCCGCATATTTAAAGCCGAAACAATAGCGTTAGCAGTGCAGCCAGCAAAACAGAAAGTTAAAGCCTGTCCTCGACCTTTACGAATAGATAAAGAAGGTTTGCAGTCATCATGTGCAGGGCATTGAGCAATATAAGAATCTTGCCCTGTAGGTTTGACAGCTTTACCAGCAGACTTTAACGCGTCAATAAGTAGCGCAGTCGAGTCAGTCATTTTTAGTCATCTGAAAGAGAAGCCCAATAAGCTTCTTATTTTCTGCCCGTAAATGTGCCTGTTCACTTTCCAAACAGATAACTATTTGCTGCAGTTCAGCGTTCTCTAACTCGTAGTCAGCATTTTCAGCCTCAAAAGCTGCAATAACTTCCCGTAAGCGTTTCCGTGTCCAAATCATTAGCTTTCCCAATCTTCAATAATGTCTGCAGCATATCTACGACCTGCAGGAGCTTCACCACGAGTAACAACACCAGGAGCATAACCTGTGTAATCATCATGTTTAGGTTTTAACTCAACATCTTCCCAACGTCTAGCACGCAACCAAGGGCCAGGCATCTTCTGAAATTGTGGATCAGTAACAGTCAAACCATACGCAACAGAAGCATCAATGAGTTGCTGCACTGGCGGTAAAGCCTTTTTGAGAGACTTCCAAGCCTTCCACGCATCACCCTTAGCTTGTTTACGAGGGTATGACTCCCACCATGTCTCGAACTCTGTTGAGTATTCAGAAGTAGTTTTAATTTCTTTGTCATGTTCAACATCGTTGAACGATATATTCTCTACTCTACTCTCCTCTACTCTACCTAGTGAGGACTCATGAGGGCTCATGAGGACTATTGAATTATCATTATCTTTCTGGATAATTCCAGTAAATTTAGTCTTTACAGGGTGTTGTGGGCGTTGATGTTCACCAAATTGGCAAATCTTTAACAATTCACCTTGATCAGACTCACATACACAAAGAAACTTTGCAGCTATAAGTTCCTCTAAACCTTCAACAACGTTAATTTCTTGATCGGGAAAGATTAGACGTTTGATTCTTTTTGGCGAATATTCTATAAAACCGTCATCGTCGGCAAAGTTCCAAAGTCCAATGAATAGAAGCCTGCCTAGTAGTGATAGTTCTACTACTTTGTCATCAGTCCAAAACTCTGGCTTTATTGTTCTCATTCGCGCCATTAGTTCACACCTAGCGCGGTGCGCTTATCCTCGCTCATACCGAGTGCCAGCGTAATCTCTTTACCGCTGCAACCGTGTTCACGCGCCAACTCAATATAGTGCTTGAGTAGTTTGGCGGCGTTTAGTGCCTGCTCGAAATCCCCTTGAGCCTCGTTTAGTTTACGGGCTGAGATACCAACATAATTTAACGCTATTGTGCGCTTGTCAGTTATACTTGTAGTCATGGCGTTGCCTTTCATGTCAAGGTAATTGCTTAGGCCTCTGGATTCGTGACTAGCGAACCAGGGGCTGTTTTAATTGTATCACTAATCGAATAAGTCACCGTAAGCCTCAAACATCAGCTCACGCGCCGTGTCATCACTAACCCTAAACCTATCCTCACCAGACAGCAAAAACCAGCCGTCAACATACCTTACAGGGATACGGCTCAAATCGTTACGATCAGCAATGAAACGTGGCACAGCCCAACCATATTGGCGGCACACTTCAGCAAAACCAGCATCAGCCGTCTGCAAAAGGTTGTGCATGGCGCACATGGCAACCAGGCTCTTAGGTTCATCACCCAATGCTGAACCGCCCATGCCCTTTGTCCTACGATGCTGGATAGTCAATGAGCCTGCACAAGGCCACCTAACAGACTCAAACAAGCCATCAACCACACAGCAACGCCCATCCCTTTTATAGACGATAGGGCGCGACACAGCCACCTGAGCTTTAGAACGCCTACCGATACTCACAGCTTCGCCTTCCTAGCAGCCTTACGTTCCCTCTGATATTCACTAGCAAACTCTTTACAAGCATCACACCTACAGCCACGCCGAAAATAGCTAGACAGTGATCCAGTCTTATGCACTGCACCCTTCCAAGACCGGTCAGGCTTTTCTACAATAGGCACAAGCATTATTGCCCCCCCCTGAAGTGCAGTAATCTCATACTCACTCAACAAGGCTTCTATACGGTCACGCTCATGCATTACGCCACGTTCAAACTCGCTCACTTTTTTACCCTTTCAAACCGTGAATAAATATCTTTACGATCAGAACGCCAACCAGCCTTAGCAATCGCTGCAGGAGTTTTCTGCAACGCCTCACAAATCTGGTACTCACTCATTCCACCGTTAGTAAGCCAGTCAACTTCTTCAACGGTTTCCTGTGAACTCATACGCCCAGCCATTACTGCACCATCTTTACAGCTTGAGGCAAAGTAACTGAATGCATAGAACCCTCTTTCTGTTGCGTAGAAGCAAGATTATCAGTAAACGTATCAGACACTGTAGGAGTAGGAAACTTCACCGTTCTCTCTCTCTCTCTCTCTAGCGGCGCATTTTCAAGCAACATACGCAAAGCCAACTCAGCCTGAGCGGGTACAACACCGTTCCCACAGGCCTTAAGTTCATCATTACGAGATAAACCCACGCCAGTAATCCAGCCCTCAGGCACGCCCATCATCCACTCAGTAAACAAACTAGACAAACGGTGTGAACCATCACGCCCATCAGTTTTAGTTGGTGAAGGTGCAGGGCGGCCAATGATTTGCTCCCAACGCTCAATAGCTGGAGCAAACTGACCCCAATTACCGCTGAAAACTGCACGAGCTACAGTATCTGTCTGAACTACACCATCACGCTCATAGTCTTTATTACCATCTTTGTAATCTCTTGTTGTAGGTGTAGGCAAACGGCGTTCACTACGAGAACAACCACACCTAACGTCATGCAACAAATCGCCACCATGATCCCTACACTTACCAGAACTATCCTGAGTAGTAGGAGTAGCCAATAACGGCTGAGGCAACCTACCAGGCTCAACCATATCCACAATTTGACCACTCAAACGCAAAGTCTAACCCTTAGCCTTCGCCATAGCAGGAGAAGTCATACCGCCACCAGTTTCATCAGCTACAGGGGTACGCAACAATAAAGACTCTGAAACGGTTGTGAGGCGCACCGGCATCTGCCGCCCGTAAACCCTGCCATTCAGCATTGTACCCGAGATCGGCCAAGTCTCCGAGAACAGCTCCAAGTGCCCGCAAAGCAGATTCACCTGACTCGTCTCCCACACACCACGCGCACTGTTCCAAATCGCTGTGGGCTGTTGCGCTAAGTAATCCTCTAACATTTTCAATAACCACCAATCTTGGTTTTAATACTTCAATAGCTTTAGCAAACTCAGACCACAAACCTGATCTAGTTCCATCTTTCAAACCACGCCGCGCACCTGCAAGCGAAACATCCTGACACGGAAAACCGCCCGTCAAAATATCTACTGGCTCAACCGCTGACCAATCAACTTTAGAAACGTCACGATAGTTAGGAACGCCCGGAAAATTACGCTCAAGAATCGCACTAGGTGCATCTTCCCATTCACAGTGCCAAGCAACCTCAGCATCAAGAACATTCATAACGCCAATATCAAGACCACCATAACCACTGAACAGGCTGCCAATCTTTAACGTCATTACTTGCCCTCAAGAAACTGAATCAACGCCGTCACAATAACAGCAGTCAACGGAATACCCTCAGCCTCACTACGAGCCTTAGCCGGAATCCAAACCTCGTCAGGAACTCTCACAGACCTCAACGGTGTATTCATTTCTTACCCTTCACTTCCGCTACTGCACGCCTAACCCATTCCAGGCGGCGCAACTCAAAAATCATGCGCTCAATCAAATCTTGATTATGCATAGTAATGCCAATCCATAGCCTCAACAAACTCAGGCAACCACATTAAAGGCTGCAAGTGAGGATATTCATTAATGTGACTAACAATCACCTTTAGCATCAATGGCGATAATTTCACATCAGACAGTTTTGAATCAATAACTAAATCAAAGACATCATCCCTGTTACTGAAATTAACTTCCATATCAAGCTCTTGAAGCTCAATATCTAGTGTCTTGTAAACGCCCATTTCTTTACCCTTTCTACGGTCAATTTGACCTTATGTATTTACAGTAACAGAAATTTAAAAAAGCGCAACTATTTCCTGCTACGCCTTTTCACAGCCTGACGCTCACGCAAAGTCATACCGCCCCAAATGCCATAAAGAATGTTCCCCTTAATCGCATACTCACCACACTCAGCAAGCACAGGGCAAGTCTGACAAATACGTTTAGCCTCAATACTTGCGTGATAATTCCCTTCCTCAGCAAACCACAAATCAGGATCAATCTGCGCACACACAGCCCCAGACATCCACGCCCTACTCATTACCGCTATACCAACCACTAGAACGCAACTGAGCAGCCTTCCAACCAGCCTCAAACACAGCCTGAGGATTCCAGCCACGCCCCAAATGCGTAGACTTCCTCACTTCCTCACGCTCTGCCAAATACTCACGCCAAGCATCATCCATATCGCGCCCAACCTCACCATCCACTTTATGCACCCTCAGCCTGAATAGATTTCAACGTAGCCATCAAACGCATCTGAGACAACTCCAAATGTTTAGCCTTAGCCCTAGCCCTGTTATAGCCTGCACGAGCAACAAACGCCGCATCACGAGACTGCAAAGCCTTCTCACGCGCTAACGCCTTACGATCCTCAATAGAACCCTCAGCCGTTAAATAAGTTTTATCCATATCTGACTGAGCTTTTAACTCAGCCCTCTCAGCCTCAATCTCAATCTGTTGAATAGCATCAGCCGCCTTAGACAACTCACGCCCAACCTGAGTAAGCTCAAACCTTATATCCTCAGGAGTCACGAAAGTTCCTTCTTACGAGCAGAAATAACATCCTGCACCTCAGCAGAATAGCCACCAGCAACAGCCTCAGCCCAAACAATCTTCAAAGCATCAAGAGTCTCAAGCTTAGGAATAGCCTCAAGCAAACCAGCAGGCATCTTCACCGCAGGCTTCTGAGGCTGAACACCACGAGCCACCTTAGCCATCTCCTCACGAGTATTAGGCTTCTGACCACTCATACCAAGCGCATATAAAGCACGCCCAATAGCAGAACTTTCACAGGTCTCAAGCGCTGCAGTCTTTTGACTCATACCCACGCCATCAATCTCAAAAGCGTGACCCGTTGACTTAGGCAAACCAGCAGCCTGATCACCAGTATTCAAATAGATAGTTGCCTTCACGCGCCACATCATAGAAGCGCGGTCATTCTCCGTAGTGTAATCCTCAGTAATAATGCGCCCGTCAGGATAAGTCTCATAAAAGCGCTGAATACGCTCAGCAACAGTCTCATAACTGTCAAGGTTGAATTGTGCCATTAGTTGTTTCCCTTTTCTTTGTAATAACGCTCCATGCGTTTACGGTTTAGTTCTACCTTATTCTTTTCATAATATGTTTGAAAAGCTTTTTTCTGATATTCAGCCCTGCAGCCTTCATGGCAACTTGTTTCACCAATTCCATGCTTACAAATAACTTTTGTTTTTGACCCTCTACGAGTGTTTTCAGCAGGAGTTACCAATTCAAGGTGATGCGGATTAACACAGCTTCTTTGTTTACACAGATGATCCGTAACTAATCCCTCAGGAATCTCGCCCCTATAAATAGAATAAAAAGCTCTATGCGCCAAAATCATGCGATTATCAATTTTAGTTCTGCCATAGCCACTTGCGTTTATATGAGCAGTCCAAAGCCAACAACCATCAGGCGCAATAAAAACTTTAGATTCAAGTCTTTCAATTAGATTCACGTTGTGACCTCTCAAAGAAAATTGCGTGTTCTTGCACCTTCTGAGCCGTCACAATCAGCTCAGAAATCATATCCTCATCACGGTCAATCCACTGAGTCTCAACATCAAACCCAGGAACGAACCCTTCAGGCCCTTCCAGTCGAAGCTCATAAGCAAACAATGCACGCTCCACCTGTGGGCCACAGACATACATCTGCCACTGCACCTGACGCATATAGTTGGCAGGCACTTTATCTAGAGGCTTACCAGAAGTCTTATATTCGCCAATGACAGTGTGATCCAGCGACAGCCCATCAGGAGTAGCCATCTGCCATTCATTGCCTGCACCATCAGCACACAGCAACCAGTCATTAGGCAAAATACCAAACCTATCCTTCACAACATGAGCAATGTGTGCCTCACGCTCAGTACCCCAAGACATGAAAGCGTTAGCCTCAATCGGTGTAGGGTTCTCAATCTGTGCCAGCACTTCCTTCATCCCTGCAGGAGTCGAAGCCTTAGCCACTTGTGTAGCAGTAACGCCACGGTCACGCGCTGCAAGCCACAGCTCTCTTGTCTGACTAGAAGCTATAAAACGTTCTATCTGTATCATTCTGTTTCTCCCCTAATTGTTGCTATTAAAAAAACAGTAACTACTCCACCAGTTACCGAAAGCCACCAATCTCCTAGCACCCCTAACGTTGTAGAAAGCATTGCAAAAAGCCAAAGTGATTCTCTAATTCTGGTCATCATTCTGTTTCTCCCTGTCGGTAAGGGTTAGTTGTCATGCTTGATGCAAAATCAGTAAGCCCAGCTTCGTAGCCCCTATCCCAAGCTTGTGCTTTTACTTCAGCAAGCCAACGGTCAAACTGTGCTGTTCCTTCATCACCAATGACGGCTGTTGCGTATTCCCACCCAGCCCGTATGTCTTCTGTTGTAGGTGTGTAATCAGTCATTCTGTTTCTCCCTGTCGGTAAGGGTTTTCTGGATAGTCGTAACGGTCACGTTCAGCAACACCCTCAGCCCATGCTTGTGCTTTTATTTCAGCAAGCCAACGGTCAACGTGAGCTAGGAACTGCTCAGCCTTCTCGTCATCTACGTCAACTACCATCTGGTCAAGACCAAGAAGTGCAAGCTGTTTAATCACTTCCTCGTTGAGTGGGGGTAGTACCATTTCTTCTGTTGTAGGTGTGTAGTCACTCACTTGTTCTCTCCCTGTATCAGGTCAATAAGCAGGTCAATGTAATTGTGGACACCTTTACAGTCATTACAACCGCAATCAGTTCCCTTGGCTGTCTTCAGAACTTTGATGATGCGTTCACGCTCCATTCTGGTGCAAACTTCGCAAACTGGATTATGTGGGTGATTCACAGCTTTCCCACTTCCTTAGCCTGCTCCACACCACGAAGCTCAGGCGAACCACCACGCAAAAGAACAGTAAAAGTCTCCAACGTCATAGTTACATACTGTTCACCAGGTTTAGCCGACCCATGCTTCTTATGAGCAACAACACCGGCAACAGTTGCACCCGTTACCGCGTCATCATTCTTACGCTCAATCTCAGCCTCTTTAATCCACTGAGGCAAACCATCACGCGCAGTATTCTTACACTCAATAACGACATGACCACCAGCCACAGTCTTTACCCCGTGAATATCGCCACGATCTTTAGAACCCATCTTCACGCGACGGCTAATAAGAATGTCTGCAAGTTTCATTGCAAGATAATCTGCTACGAGTGTTTCAAAGCTTGTGCCAGCTTTTTTAGCTGACGCTCTATTTCTAACCATAAGGTTTCCCTTCCTTTCACATTCACTATAGGCATACCTAGTGACATTGTGCAAAACATTTTTATATAAAGGTAAAAATAGTTTGATAATTTTTACATTTAGGTATTGACACTGTCATTACAGGTGCTATTGTTGATACATAAGCAAAACCGCTAAATAAGAAAAGGGAAACAAAATGGCAACTGCAAAAGAATACGCTGAACTGCTAGACACAATCTTTTACATGAAGCAGCGACAGGCAGACTACGAACCACAGACCGACGCATGGTGGGATGTTCAGCACGCAATCACAATCCGCACTGCACGCCTAGAACGTATCAAGGCAGAATGGAAAGAGGCAAACTAATGGAAACCGAACACAACCCAGTACCAGCAACACAATACGAGGACTCCTACGCCTCAACACCCTACCGAGATGACCTCTCACTAGCCGTAGGATGCGGTGTAACAGCCGTACTCGTACTATTCCTAACCATCGTAGGGCTGGTGACTCTATATGTCTAAGCTTGCCATCCTAGCCTTCATCTTCACCTGCACCGCTGCAGTGCTGTGGACTTTCAACGGTGCAACACTTCTAGGCATCATCGCCTTTGCCGCGTTTGCTACTCTTGCTTATAGAAAGGATCAGTCCAATGCGAAACGGTGAACTTGACTGTATCCACGGCGTAGGTCACTCAGCAGGAATACACGGCTGTGACGGCTGCTGCATCACATTAGTGCAACAAGCACGAGCAGAAGCGTGGGAAGAAGGATTCACCCACGGTTCTAACAGCCCTGTAAGTGGGCAGACAACAGATAACCCTTACCGCATCATCATTAGCGCTAACGACTACGATCAGTTACGCAAAGCCCTAGAAGAATGAGAAAGCCCCACCAGGGAAACCGATAAACACTGGTGGGGCAGCAGGCCGAAAGGGAATAAGAACCTGCACTACGAGTATAGCCTAAACATATACAGTCCAACATCGGACTATATATGACAAAGACCTCTCACCTGCCGCAGCATATCCGGTGAGAGGTCTAGCATCCTGACGGGCGAACCAGTGAGAACACTACTTCTCGTAACTCTAATAACTTATATCAGAGGTCATTTAGAGTTTTAAAAAGCTAACCAGTTCCTGAGAACGATTAGCAGCTATATCAAAAGTATACCGTTAAAAGGTGGCAAGAAAATATCCCCTAACTAGCCACACCATACGGTGAACGTCATAGCACTAGGGGATAGGTCATAGGGCAAAACCTATGAGGTTGTATTTCTACTTTACAGCCATAAAGTATAAATAGCCTTACGCTATTTTACTTTAAGTGTAAAAATCTATACTAAATATTTACACTTACTGGCGTTGCTTCATATGTTCAGACTGAGCAGCCCTACGCTCGTCAGTCCAACCAGCATCAAAACCACGCCTGCCAGTAATCCAAGTTTTCTTACCAGCGTTCTTATCGCCAATCAGCTGCTTACTAGACTCACTCATTGATCCAACAACACCGTCACGCGCAATCTGATTAGTCAGCGGATGACCAGCAGAAATATAGTTAGCAATCGTAACCGCCTCAAGTTCAGCAGCATTACTAACACCAAACAAACTAACTAGGTCTATTACTTGCACGTTCTCAATACCAACAGAACGCATCCACTGATAGACCGGCGCAGAATGATTATTACGCGCCCTGTATTTGTGTTCCCATAAACGATTCTGAGAGTTCTTACTTGTCGAACCGATATAGCAATAAACGCCATCTTCACTGTAAAGCGCATAGATAGCAGGTTGCTTGTGCTTATTCACATTTACCATGATTACTCCTTATGGCTGAGTAACTGGTAATATCTAAATCAGTTTCCTCTAACCGCTATTTAGTGGAAATTAAAAAGCCCTAGATGCGTAAACACCTGGGGCTTTTGCCTTATATAGATTTTAGCAGATTACTCGCAAGACTCACACACAAGGCCATCAAACGGATCAACGGGAACGAAGTAACCGCCAACGTTAGCAAACTCATCTTTTTCCATGTATATACTCCAATCGTGACACGCCAAATAAACCCCTACGGGCAGTAAACCAGGCGCTTTAGCTTACTTAATAACCCAAGTTACAAACGCGGCAACAAAAGCCAACACGCCAACAGCAGCAGTAACATACGTCACCCAATGCACACGAGGGCCTTGACGTTGCTCAAGAAGTGCCAGCTTAGTTTCAAGCTCACCAATCTTCTTCCAATGCTGATCAGTAGTCTTGGTCAGCTCTTCAAGCTGTTTCATCATCGCATCCTGTTTAGTTTCCATGCGTGCAATAGCAACAGCAATATCTTGTAGAGTGACCTCAGACATTATGAGGCCGTAGTGTCAGCAGGTGCAGAATCTACACGCTTAGTAGAAGTAAAAGTGGTGGGCATAATGTTCAGAACGACAGCAGCTAAACCAATCCACTGCGCTACTTGGTCAGAAGTCATAAACCCGTAACCAGACACGAGCACACCTACAGCGATCAGTACGCGGTAAATCCATGCACGAACTTCAGGGGTTAACATTTTCATTTTCTGCCTGCCTCTACTTCAGCTTTAACTTTGTCAAAGAAAGACTGCGAAACGGGTGCAGATGCTGAACCGATTTGACCGGCGAAAGCGTTAGCAGCATCCTGACCTGTAAAGTCTAGGTAAAAGTTTTCACTAAACAGCAAGAACACTAAACTGCCGTCAGGCTGTATCTTGTGACATAGCATCATGTTAGGAATATCCTTAATGTTTGGTGTTGGTGTAGGTTGTGGACTGGCAGAGATTTCTGCAACCCGTAAACCGTTAATATCTTCAGACCAGCCAACATATTTAGCGTTGAAAGTCTGCTCTATTTCCTCTATTGTATCAAACCATGACTGCCCATAAGTGCCTAGTTTTCCTGCAGGTGAGGAAAGGTAGCCGCGACCAGGAATGAAACTGACTACGTGACCCCAGTTAGCATAAGTGGGCGGTTCACCGTATGATCCGTAGTGGCTGAACCAAATGACTGTGCCTACATCGTTAGGGATAGGTTCGCTTGTGGAGTGTTTGTATTCGGTAGCGTTCCACGAATCCCATGCAGAAGCATATTGTGCAGGCGCACCCCAGACTGTCTGAGTGAATCTTAGACAAAACCCTGCATAATCTTGAGTGTCAGGATTAGGTGTGACTAGTTGAGTGTTCACAAAGCAACAATATCGGTTATCTGTTGACCACACGCGCCACAAATAACTGAAGGTTCTTGATCGTATGAAGGAATCTCAATACTCAGTTCTGCATTCTCGCAACCCTCAGTGTGGCAAGTTACATCAAATTGTAAAACTGATTGTGAAGCGTCATAGATTTCCATTTGTTAGCCTCCTGAAGCTACTGAAGTCATTTGAATAGCCATCCATTGAACACCGGCAGCAATACGCGCACCACCAATAGTATATGCAGCAACAGAAAAGCTTGTAGAGTTTGGTGTGATAATATAGGCAACCGATACATTTGCATTGTCAACTACTTGAGCGACTAGGTTAGGAGTTACGTTAAACCTACTTGTTGGATAAGTCACGGTTGTTTGACCAGCGGCACTGGTATTTAACGAACCTGAAGCCATATTGAACGGCTTTCCTGAAGTACCTGGTCTAGTACCCTCAAGGCTAGTAATACGAGTCTCTGCGCCAGTAACTGCAGAACCATAAGCCAAAGACTCCCACGAAGAACCCGTATACGCCTGCACATTATTACTATCAGCAAGATAAGACATCATGCCCTCAGTAACAGCAGTACCAATAGCAGAACCGCGAGCAGCCGTACCAGCATAAACCTGCACAGACTGATCCACAGCATAAGACTGCAAATTAGAAGCCGTTAAAACTTCCCCAGCCTGAAACTTACGCCAACCCAAGCCAGCCATTACTTAGACTCCAACTTCTTTACACGAGCCTCAAGCGCATCAAACGCATCAGCCTGAACCTGCACCAAAGACAACACCGCAAGAGCCAACTTTTCATAAGCAACACCATCAGCAGTACCGTCATCATTAAAGAAAACAAACTCGTCAAGGCCAAGCTCAACCAGCTCCTCAGCAATAACACCAACCTGCAAAGACTGGTCATTACTAAAATCACTCTTATAGTTGAAGTGCCTTACAGCGATTTGACGAATAGCGTCAACGTCAAGACCGGCATCAACAATGTTTTCTTTAAAACGTGCCGAAGAAGAACCGATACCGTACAACCCGTCAGAAGCAACAAACATTGCACGACCCGTATTAGTTTGACTATAGGTAGCAGCCGCATATACGTTACCGCTGAAAGTTGCTGTAGAACTAACGCCTAAAGTTCCACCAACAGCCACGTTACCGTTCTGATTCAAAATGACAGATGAACCGCCGGCACCATTATTGATAGTAAGAGAAGTGCTACGCAAAGAACCTGGAACGTCAACATTACCTGTAGTGATTTTAGAACCGTCAAGGCTAGGAATACGCGCAGCATCAAAAGCACCAGACGTAACCTTAGAAGCATCAAGAGCAGGAACGTCAGACGCGCTCAAAGTAGTTCCAGAAGTTACACGACCCTTAGCATCAGTCGTAACCTTAGTGTAAGTACCAGCCGTACCCACGTTAGGCGCAACCTCAACCCAGCTACTGCCATCAAACGTGTAAAGCAGGTTAGTGTCATTCAGGTAAGAAACCATACCCTCTGTGGGGGAAAGAATACCAGACGCACGAGCAGAAGCGTTAGCAAACACAAACACTACCTGATCCTGAATATAATCCTGCAAATCAGCGGCAGCTAAAATTTCGTCAGCAGCCCAAACTTTACGACCAGCCATTACATCTCCTAAAAATCTCTAAACCCATTCTATGCCCTAGAAAGCTAAAGCGTTCTCGTCAAGAATACCAAAAGCTGTGTCATCCAGCACAAGGAAAGCAAACTGTAAAGACCCAACACCAAAACGTACAAGATGCGAATCAATACCAATAGTGTGATCTATAGAAGTAATCTGCAAATATCGTTCAATCGGATCACCAATTTCGTTAGGCGTAAACTTCATTTGAACAATATCGCCCAACTCAAACTGTAAAACAGTTTCAGCATCAGTACCAGACAAGCCATCAATACTCACATCAATAGC